GAAAAATTAAACGTAGAAACAGGTGGTGCAGTAACAAGTGTAGAGCTTACAGAAAATTTTGAAATTGTAGTTACAACAACTAAAAAAGCATCTCCAGAAGTATTAGCTAAAGTTCAAGAAGTTGTACAAACAATGAATAAAACTAAAACTGTTGAGACACTAAAGAAAGAAGTTATTGCAGAAGTAATTAAAGAATCTAAACAAACACCTACTAAAACAGAAGTAGTTAAGAATAATTCTAAACAAGAAACAGTTAAGAATAGTTCTAAAGAAGAAGTAAAAGAAAAGCTTGTTAAATCTAAACTAGCATTAGTTATGGATAAAATAGATGCTAAAGTTAAAAATCCTGTAAAGAATTTAAAGCTTAAAAATTTAGTTAAAATAGAAGCTATGACAGAAGATCAAGGATCTTTAGCTAGTTATAATATACCTTTTTATATACCAAAAGATATATATTTAAATCAACTTAATATAATTGATAACAGATTAATATATAATGGAATACAGTTAGTTAGTTATATAGCTAATGATAGTATAGGAATTAAAGAAAAAACATTGCAAGAACTAAACATAAACAAACAGAGAATATTAATAGAACTTAGGGAGTTAAAGAATGGTTAAAGATATTAAAAGTAATCTAACAAACATTGTAGTTATTATTGGACTTATAGGAAGTATAGGTGCAGGATTTATAAAGTATGGTGAGATTATGACTAAGATTGATGTATTAACAAATGCATCTAAAACAGTTGATATAAGTTATGCTTCAGAAATAGCTGTATTGGAAGAAAAAGTTAAAGCTTTAGAAGAATCTAACACAGGTGAAATTGACGAATCTTTAGGTAGAATAAATATAAAAGCATCAATTAATTCCAAAGAAATAGAGTTATTGAAAGTACAGTTAAAAGAATTAAAAATATCCACATCAAATCCATTATCTCAATAGTCTCTTTCTATAATCATTTCTATAAAATGTATTGCTTTAAGTAAATCATCTTTACCACCTTTGTCCTGGTGCCTGATAATATACTTAATTGCACATCCTTCTGGAAATAAAAGTTTGTTTTCTACTACAAATTTGCTTGGTTGAATTTTATACTTTTGGTAGTGATCACCACCTATTTGTTTATTATAAGCTTTACTCATTAAATGTTAACCTAAACTTTCCTGTGTGTTTGTATTTTTTACGTGGTTTATATAATATATCTTTCTGATCATTTCTTAAAGCATAAATATCTGTTTTCATAGCTTCTGTAAATTTACGACAAGCTATTCCTGGATCTATTTCTGCCCAAGTACAGATAGTTTGAAAGTCTTGTGAGTTACCTATAAGCCATGTAATAGCATTACGCTTATCTATAATGTGGTATTTATAAACTCCATCATATGTAGCATCATGTAATGCTTGATTTATAATAGATCTAAACAATATTAATTCAGGGCTTTTGTCCATCAACTACTTCCAATGTACTAAACTCTTGTCTGACTTGATCTTCAGTCCAATCAAAAGTTTGATGGTTTAGTTTTTGAAATTCTTCTCTTGCAGTTTTTTCATCATCAGCACTCACATATATTTCTGCTTTAACTGGATAATGAAACCTACAAATAAACTTAAAAATCATATATTATTTTTACGTCTACTTGCTTCTAATGTTCTAAAGAGATCTATAATCAGACCTTCCTTATCACGTTTGTTTTCTAATGTAGATGCTTTTACTTCAGCACTAAATATTTCTTCTACTGCAGTTTTATAAGTTCCACTAGCATAATATGCTTGTTCTTTTGCAGATATACTTTTATCTTCTGTGTTACCTGTTATGTGTAATGCTTTTTTACGTTTAAGTAATCTATCAAGATATTTAACATTAGCATTTGCTTCTGCATTAGTTTCATCTGTTTCAGCTAAAAAACTTAATGCTTTTTCTAATCGTTGTTCACTAATCATTTTACACTCTTTTTGTTATTCCAGATATTATTATTAAAAACTTGAATGAGTCTAGATACCTCAACTTCATGTTCATTTTTAAACTTATCTTTAAAAACTACTTTACAATCATCAGCAGGTAATTTAGTTTTGCCATATAATATTACAGTATCACTAATCATTTTTCTCCTTTACTGGTTTACAATACGTTAACATAACTTGATACTCTTTGGTATCTATTTTATAAAAAATACCTGTATTTTTATCATCTCTATAATAAAGATTTTCCTCTACATATTCTTCACAAGATTTATAATCTATAAATTTTTCTTTAAGAATATATTTCATTCCTAGTTTTGCAGGATCTATTTCAGTTGGAATAAGTAACATCATTAATAATTCTATCATAAGTTCCTAATTTAAAAAGGCACTACTGTATGGGTCTTAACCACTTTACAGCAATGCCTAGTTTTCTAACTCAAGGGAGATAAGAAATTATTAAAATGGTGCATCATCTTTTAGTATTTCTTCAACACTATTAGCTTTAGCTTCCAATATTTTTCTGACATAATTATCAATCTGATTAAATTCAGAATCAGTTGGTAATTTACCACCTGACATATAAGATGCTATAAGATTACTCATAGTTAATCTGTATTTTTCAGAAAATTGATCAGGCATATTTCTACTAGCTTGGACTCCAGTAGCACTAACCATATTAGATACAGGTGCATCAGACTGTTCACTTAAACATTCTATTTTAGATGCTGTTTGATATTGTTTACCTGTCTTACTTGTTCTAACTGGTTGAGCAGCAATTTTAAGTCTTGCTCCAGCAGGCCATCTTTGGGATCCTAAAGCTTCACCATAAATTGTCATGTCTGTACCATCGTCTTTATTAATGTAGACAGTTACTTGACCATCATCTTTCTCAAATGCTTTTTTAAATGTGCATTCAAATGTTTCGTGTTCCATGTTTGTTCTCCTATTTATTTGTTTTATTATTTGTCCTATTTTCTGCATCAACTCTTATAGCCTATTTAAAGGCTTCTTGCCAAATCATTTTTGCATATATTCTAGATGGTTCATTATCTGATTTTCCCCATCTAAAATTGTCCATAGTTAACGGAAACATTTTAACTATATCTTCTTTATCTTTAGCTATTTTAATAATATGTTCTATATGTTTCATAGCTTGTATAATCACCTCTAAATGACCCTCTCTGCCCTCCATATCTACGCTGTGAACGTCTTTGTAAGAACAATAGAGTAGAGCTGTCGGTTTATTGAAAAGGTCTTTGTAAAGGGCTTGTTGACGCAAATCAGCGTTTTTTGGGTACCATCTGCTATCTACAACACCAGATTTTAGTCTTTTTATGTATGCAGTAGCCTTAGTATCTATAATTACATCGTCAAATTCAAAGTCTGTTTTGCCGATAACATCATATTCTAAGCCGTATTTATCACCTGGTATTTGTAATGATTTTTGATAAGAAATAACTTTTCCAAATTGTGGAAGTTCCTTAACAAATTGATTAGCAATTATACCAGACCAAAGGCATTCATCATCAGTTTCATTACCTTTTAGTTCTATGTATTTGGATTTTGCATAATCTATGATAACTTCTTCATCAGTGATTTGATTTTGCAAAGCGTGTTCAGCAGTTTCCTCTGCTACACTACCCATTATCATTCGTGCATTGGGTTGTGAATCAAAATCATATAAATTATTGATAATCCAATGTGGTGGACTATCTATAAAACTATTAGTTTTTGAAGCACTATGTCTATATTCAATCTTCATCTTTATCTCCTTATGGTTATTAATATTCAAAAGTATTGTAGTTTATCTTATAGTGTATCTCTTGATACATTAAAAGGTAAAAGAATTGTTAAAAATAGTAACGATTATAAAATATATAATTTAAGTATTTTAATTTCGTGGCTATTGCACCCTACACAAGTGTATGGGTGTAAGAGCACTATTGCTCGATTACATAATTGTAAGAAAAACAGAGTTTTTAGACTAAACAAATTATACAATAAGAACAAAAATTTTAGATCTTTCGTTGATAAAGCTATAGAAAATTATAAAACATCTTATGCGTCACATTGAAAAACCTGAGCTTATTTCTACTATTTTAGATAAGCGAAAAGTCTGGCTAAATATTAGAGAATCTCGTCTCATGTATATGTTTCATCGTAAGCTCATATCTATCGAAGAATATGAAGCTGGATCTCGTTATCGCCTTATGTGTGAACTTCAAGGTGGTGGTACTGGTAATGTTTTAAAAGAACGAATTGACAATGCCAACAAAGATTTTATAGCATCTTCTCTTGGTGCTGCACTTGCAGTTAAAAAGGTTGATGACGAACTTGGTAAAAGAGTTTCTAAAATTATGAAGTTGTTTTGTCACTTTAATTTTGGTATCATTGAGATAGCATATCATTTAAGTTTAACAGAACGTAGAGCATCTAACCAAGTACATGAAGGACTATCAGATCTAGCAATTTATTATGGCTACAAAAAAGTGCACCATACTATCAGGGGACAAGGTACAAAGAATCAAGGACAAAGAATACCTAAAATGGGTAGCGTCTAATCCATGTATCTTATGTCAGAATACTCAGTCACAAGCTCACCATATAACTTTTGCAATGCCTAGAGGTTTCTCTCAGAAAGTTGGAGATCAGTTTACTGTTCCTCTTTGTTTTACTCACCATCATTTATTACATACAAATGGTATGAGTGAGAAAGACTTTTGGAAGAAATTAGACATGGATGCTGTTGATATATGTAGTAAATTCTATGATCACTACCACAAAATGTGGAAGAATAAGAACTTTTTTTACGATGATTCATTGTTATGGGTCGAAGTTTATAATAAACTTGTACCTAAGATACAAAATAACATTGATTTTCTACTGCAACCCAAATAACTAATAAGGATATCCTTACCAAAGGTACGTAAATATGACAAAAATATTAAAGTTTCCTAAAGGCAAAGTTCAATATTCTGAACACTTCTTAGATGGCGTTAAGCCAGATGCTATTGGTAATTTTATTAAAAGACAAAATCCCAATATGTCTATAAGAGCTGCAGACGCAATGGCTCTTGCAATTATTTACAGCACATATCTTAAGTTAGTATTTGACGAAGAAGGACAAATTGTTCCAACAGACATTATGAACGCATTAGATCAAGATGATCCTTCAACTTTTATATGGGCTTCGAATGGTAAAGAAACGCTACATTAAAAAAAAGAAAACTTTATTTTCTTCGGATCCTAATTCCCTACCTTACGACAAATACAGAGTGGAGTGGGTTGACTGTGTAAGCGACTCAGGTTGGGCTGACGAAAAACAATTTAAAAATATGAAACTTTCTAACCCTATTAATGAGGGTTGGTTGTTTTCTAAAGATAAAATTTCTGTTAAAGTTTTTGCTGCATATGACAAAGAAGAAGATGGTTCTTATACATATGGAGATCGTACTATGATTCCTACATCTTGGATTGTAAAGATGACTAAAATTTAAGTGAGTTAACGTTTGCCCACCACAAACAACAACATAATTTTATACTCTGGAAGTTATAGAGTTTACTAAAATCTAACCTAATCCTCCTTGGGCCATTATCTAGTATTGGTACACTTACAGAATCTTAAACTAGAAATACTATTGTAAGTTTACAAGTCCGA